CCACTCGGTTCTTAGGACAGTTCCCGTCAGCGCCCAGTATACGTGTAGCCCGCGCCCTGAGTTAACGACGATGGGCTTAGGTAGACCGATAACCCGGCAGAAACTCTGGAGCGCGAGGATGCCCTCCTGCTGGGTAAGGTAGCCGTCAGGTCTGCCTGTCTTCTCGTTGATCCGGGCCTTGGACTCCCCGCAATCGATATCGAGCCAGAAAGATTTCAAACCCTCTACGTTATCCTTGGTGCGGTTTTCGTTCGTAGTATACTTAGCGACCCCGAAGAAAGCATTGCGCCCTTGGGCGACGAACTTTGCTGCGGTTGCATCTAGCTCTTCCCGCGTTGCCACGAGCACCTGTTTAATGGGGGCACCCTCCTTGATGCCCACAACAGCAAACCAGCCGCTATCGGGTTGTACCGCGTGTAGAAGATCGAAGTTTGTCATATACAACGGTCACCATTCATCAGACGCAGCAGCGCCAGAAAAGAGAGCAGCGAAGGCCGATGCGGCCCTATCAGAGCTGGGAGATGTAAGTCCGTATCAGATCATGGTATGATTCTCCGGGGGATGTACCCCCGATAAACCAGTTATATATAGTCTGTCGGCTTACCCCAAACGCGGTGGCTACAACTGCGACAGGTACATCGTGGTTGATACACGCCCGTCCCAGTTGCACACCTAAGTCCCGCACATCGGCTCGGCTATTTCGCTCCACAAGTCTGAGGCTATAGCCGTACGACATGTTTAATCCTCGTCCTCATCATCGTCGTTACGCCAAGCAGCCAGGGTAGTACTAAGGTCCTTCTTAGGGATGACTTCCTCAACCTTCTTAGAAAGACGCTTCTTCGGGGCTGCAACAACCTCTTCTTCGTCGTCATCTTCCGGCTCATCCGAGTAAGTGATCTTAGGCTTAGCTACCGCTTCCGGCTCATCCCTAGGTGCTTCCTTTTTCGGTGCGGAAACCGTCAGCACGATCATCTGGCGGGTAGCCGGGTCATTGCGGGCCTCAGTAACCAGCGCATGTTCGTCGTCGGTAGTACCGCGCACGGGGGTAAACTGCAGCTCCATCGTCTCTGCATCGAGGTTGTAGGCGATGTTAGTCACGACCGTGTCTGGGCTTTCACCGTTGGCGATCAGAAACTTCACATAGCTCTCGAACGGATGCACGTTACCGCTGCCCTTACCGAAGAGCGACTTAGCTGGTACGTTGAATTGGTACACTTCACCCGACGTATCATCATCAAGCAACACGGCGATACGGCGCTGGAAACGACATGCACGCCCCCTACCGTTCTCACCTGAACCCACGACATTCTTAGGGCACGAGGCACAGTTGCTAGCCTGAGGGTCACCGGCAGTTTCCTCGGGTTTGTCGCCAAGGTTAGACCAACAGTCAGGTAGGGTAGGCTTAGCATCTGGATCATACTTACCGGCGTAGAAGGTACGGCTAACCTTAGGCAGCGCGTCAACGATGATGGCGTTAAACTCACCACGAATGGCCTTGCCAATCTGCTCACCGTTCACGAGGCGCTTGAAGGTACCGTTGGTGCTAGTGGCAATACGGCGAGTGTTGCTAACCGAAGCTAGGGACTTGGCGAGGTCAGACAGTTCACGCTTAGCTGCCGTCGATACGGCACCTGCCTGCTTAAAGATGGTAAGATTGCTCATTCGGTTTCTCCTTACTTAGCGGTGGGTTTACGTACCCGCACGACATACTTGCTATCGGCTTGGAGGCCGACTGGTAGATCGTCCGGGTTCTCGGATAGAAACTGCTTCATGTTGCCGTTGTGTATCCGCTGTTCAAGCAGATGCATGGCTTCATTCTCACGGATAAACTCGTACATGGACTCCCAGTCGTTAGTCCAGTAGCGGGTTAACGTTGTGCGAGTAACAGTTCCGGCAGAAGTACGGATACTATCTAGGTTCTGGTCATTGCACAGCTCGAGAAGCGCAGCGGATAACGTATCCTGTTGGGCCTTGAGACCAGCGATCTCCTCGTTGTGTGCGTCTTCCTTCTGTTTAACGGTATCTCGTATCTTGCGGTAGGCGAGCACAAGCTCGTCGGCCTTCATGTCTGGCATCGTTTGCTCCTTCGTTATGCCTCCATATTATTCTTACATTAGGCATTGTCAACCACTTTGTAATATTTCTTGTCGATATAGGTCAACTATCTTCTGGTGGTTGTCGATGTTACCCCTAAGCATTTGATATAGCCTAGCTTCTACCTCGCTGCCCTTGATATGCACGATAGTCATGGGGTGCTTTTGGCCTGGTCTATCGATGCGCGCATTGGCTTGGAGGTAGGTCTCAACGCTAGTCACCGGGGCGTACCAGATGATAGTGTCTGCCTCGGTCAGAGTAAGCCCATGACTGGCAGCCTGGGGTTGGATGATAAGCACACGCGGGTCAGGTTTGCTCTGGAAATCCTCGACGATCTGGCTGCGCTTATTGAGGTTAACCTTGCCGTTGATGACCGCACATGTGACCTTTTCTTTCTCTAGCGCTTCTCGCAGTAGCTCGATGGTGTGCGTGAAGGGGACAAAGATAAGCACCTTGCGGGTAGTCTCGCCGATAACCTCTAGGACAGCGTTGATGCGGTTGCTCACATCGAACTGCACGACCTCGCCAGTATCCGAGTAGACCGCGCCTCCGCTGATCTGCAGTAGTTTGTTAATGCTAACCGCCGCGTTGACCGCACTTACGTGTTCGCCGTCTGCCTCCATACTCATCTGGCTTTTGAGCAGCTTGTAGTATTTCATCTGCTGCGGAGTGAGGGGTGCATCGCGCTCTACGGCGGTAACCTTGGGTAGGTCGAGGCACTGGCTCTTCTCGAAGCGGATCGCTGGTTGTAGCATCCGGTGTACGATAGAATCTGCTTGTGGTTTCACGCCCCACTTAAACTGCGTGATCTTGTACAGCACCGAGTCGCGGAACGCGCCGTAGTACCTAGGGCAACCCTCGGGGTTAACGAGCTTGGATAGACCGTAAGCATCTAGCGGTGACTGCGCCGCTGGCGTACCCGTCATCATCCACATCCAAGGGTCTGTCTCCTTCTGGAGGTTCCTCAAGATTTTCCAGCGGGTGGTCTGGGCATTTTTATACGCGGTCGCTTCGTCAACTACGATAAGGTCAAACCCCCCAGCGGCGATCTCGTCCTTGACCACGGCCAACCCATCAAAGTTTAGGATGACGAAGTCTGATCCTGCGGCAATGATCTTCCTGCGTTGGTCGGCACTCCCGTGCGCCACGCTACAACTGCGGTGCATAGCAAACTTGAACAGGTCCTGCTGCCATGCGGCCTTCATGATCGACAGCGGGCACAGGACGAGGACGCGCTTGATCTTGCCCAGCTTCATCAGATAGTCGGCGGACCATATAACGCTAGCCGTCTTGCCGGTGCCAGCCTCGCTAAAGCAGAACGCCTTACGGTTGAGCGTAAGGAACGACGACGTAGTCTTCTGGTGCGCGAAGGGTGCAAACTTACCCGTCCACTCGTAATCCCGCAGCATGGGCGACGGTACGTCGTGACCCAGAGTAGTCAGTGCCTGGGCTTCCTTGAGCCCCCAGTGCACAGCAACCTTAGACGACCCGCGATGGGTTTCCATCACGGCACTCTTCTTGATAACCGATGTAATAGTATCAGGGTCCCGTGTTTCCACGAGGAGGGCTTTATCCTCAATGATCCGCATTAGTTTGCTCCTTGTGCGGTTATTTCTTCTTGCGTTCCCGCTTGCTGGCCTCTGATACTAGGTTGTGGTTGCTGTCTCGTTTGAACGAGCGGTTCTTAGATGCGCTCTCAACGCGCACACCCTGCTTGTTGCTACCACCCTTATCGAAAGCTACCTTGTGGGCTACGTCTTTACCGTCGCCCTTCTTAACCTTACCCGCCTTCATCAGCTTGTTACGTGCTGCGTTACGCGCATCGCGGTTCTTAATCTGCTCAGGCTGCGCACCATAGGCGGCGGCTGCACCAGTGTACTTCCGGTCGGTTTTATTCTTGTAGGGCATCACCACCTCCGTGGGGGTTTGTAATGTTCGCAGCTTACCACAGGGCAATATCCGCACAAAGGCCCAGACTTAGCGTTCCATACGCCGCTATCTATCGCACTCTCTAGGGCGTCCAGCTGTGGGTCGAACACCTCCATATAGTCCGCTATCTTGTCCCTGGTGTGGGTCTTCTTAGGAAACTCGTTGCTGACCACGTAGGCCAGCCCGGACTTGATCTTATGTACCTCAGGGTAGTGGACGAAGATAGCACCAGCCATCAGGTCCAGCTGCTTCATGTCGGCATACTTGGCGTTCTTACCAGTCTTGTAGTCCACCATGTGGGCAGTAGCGCCGTTCACGATCAGCAAATCGACGATGCCGCGCCACCACACCTGCTTACCAAAGAACCCGCAAGGCGCGTAGCTAGTACCCGTCTTCTCGACACCTAGCCTCAACTCGGTGTGCTTCTCTCCAGGGAATTTAGCCAGCGTCTCCACGACGGGACGCATGACCTCAAACTTCCCAGGAATAGGTGTTCCATACTTGATATACTGCTCAGCAGCTCCATGGGCGTTAGTTCCGTAGATAGCCGCCTCACCGGGTCTATCCTTAACGTCCTTGGCAACTTTCAAATGGTAGTACTTCTTAGGGCACTGGTCGAAAGTCTTGATGCTTGAGTATGACCAAGCGGCCATAAGGTTTATTTCCTCTTGATGAACCTGCCACGTTTATCTCGCTTGGGGAGCGGGGCTCGGTAGGGCTTAATTCTAGTTGTTAGATACGCCACAACAACCACTAAAGCCATGATACCTGTAAAGATTATAGCTTCTTCGTTAGTCATTTTACATCCTTTCTACCGTAACCTACCCCGCAGACGTTTGGCTACCAGAGTGGCGTAGCCCGCGATGTCGTCCCACGAGTCAACGTAGTTAGAGTTGCCGTTCGTGATGCGAGCAATCTTAGTAAGGATCATCTCTAACGCTTCTTGTTGATCGGCGACCAGTGTTTTCTTTGCCTCTATAAGATGCGCCATAATAGTATTCTTAAGCGCTTGAGACAATTCCGCCTGCATATAGAAATGCCCATACGTAGTTGCGCGCTCGTTCAGTATATCATTTATAGACGGCTTATCTGGTGACGTGGGCTTCTCAGTAACTATCTGGTCTTTGGTTAGTTCCAAAACGTTTTTCCGCATTTTAGCGCGCACCATGTATACATAGTTAGCAGCGCAGCCCGCTTGCTCCGCGATCTTAGCTACACTCCAATCAGAATGCTTTTCAAGTAGGTTCAAAACCTTTGATTCTTTGTTAATCTGCTTCATTGTCCTGCTCCTTACTTGATGTTGCCGCCCGACTTTAAGATATCGCCGCCGTATACGTGGGTTCCTACGTGCTCTAGCTTGATAAACGGATGGGCGTAGATTTTACCGCCGTGCTTCCTAAACAACTCGCAGAAGTGGTAATCCTCTGACAGGAGCGCCCCGCTATCATCGATACTGGTAGTAAAGAACTCATGCGTCAGCGGCTTAACGTACTCGTCAGTCTCCGGGTCTTTGAACGTAGCTGTTCGGTATGTAGGTACATGGGGTATCAGATGCTCGAACACACCGCGCTTGATGAGCATAAAGCCAGTGCCGCCGTGTCGCACTTCAAGCACTCCATGTGAGTTAGTCACCGCATCCTCTGAGCCAATCATATTGAGTACGAACGCACCTGCGTGATCCTGCAAGTCTTCCTTGCCTGCTACCGCAGCACGCTTGACGCTATCCCAGTTCACTTCCTTCTTAGGGTAGATACCGCATACGATATCCTCATCGGCCAGCATGAGTTGGGCGACAGCCTCCCCGTCAAAGCTAATGTCAGCGTCAATAAACATCAGGTAGTCGTGCTCGTTTTCCAAGAATACACGGACTAGTTCGTTACGAGCGCGAGTGATTAGGCTTTCGTTCATAAGATGAGCCCAGAATACCGGAACTCCAATCTCTCGCATCTTCGCCATAGTCATGAGTAGCCCCATAACGTAGTGCCCCGTACACATGCCACCATACATGGGGGTGGCGACCATCAGGGTTGGCTTCTTAGGCTCCACGGGTTTTACCTTAATCGTGTCGGTCATTTCACTTGCTCCTTCTTACGTATGGCCAGCTGATATCCGACGTAAACGATCTCCACTTCCTCTGCGAAGATGTTCACGAAGGCGTCAACAGCCAGCTTAGGACGATGCAGGATGTCGCGGGGGTTAGGCGTCCAGTTGTAGTCGTCGAACACCATGATACCCTTGGGCTTGAGCAACGGCCAAGCCATGCAAGCATCGGTCAGGACATCCTTAGCGATGTGGCTCCCGTCGATGTAGATGAAGTCGAATTTTGAGTAGTTAGGTGGGCTTAGAATTTGTACCAATGCCTTAGTAGAGGTGTCCTTATACTGGTCAATGTACCGCTCGGGGTACTTGGTGCGCAGCAAGTTGATGTTACAGTCAAACCGCGCCTCAACAGCCTCCATGTCCTCGGCACTATGCTCCTCGCCGCCTTCCCATGTGTCGATACACCCAAGAATGTCTCCGTCCTGCATCATATTCTCGGCAATCCAGACCGCACTGCGGCCCTCAAACGAGCCGATCTCAAGGAACTCGCGGTCACCCGCTTCACCCGGCAGCATAGGGATAAGCTGCGTCCAGACCTCAGGTGCCCAGTGGAACCAGTCTTTGGTGAACTGGTATTCGTTGTTCATTTCATCCGCCATAACTTGCTCCTATCTTGCTCTCACAATTCAACGGTAGTCCCAGTGCCCACTTGGGCCTGATCCTCATGCAGTCTTCGATAAACTTACGGGCTTCAACGGCACCGGCTTCTGGCACTAGCGCAACGACGCTATCGTGCACGGTCATCGCTACCTTGTAGCGCCGTGCGATCATCAGCATCTGCTCACCGATCACAGTACGGGCCAGAGCTTGGCAGACATTCTCGACGCACTTGCCGCCGTAGATGCGGGTAGGGATAGTGGCTCGGCCCTTCTTGGTATCGTATACCATCTCCTGCGCCTGGGTTCTTAGACTTGGGTACTTGATGTACAGGTCGTTAGGTAGCTTGATACCCTCTGCATCCACCACCAGCACACCGTCACGTCCTATGGGTGCGGTCTGACCAGCCATCAGTGCATTAAGTGCGCGTCCTGCCTGCTCCCACAATTGTGGTATCTTTGAGTAAGTCTCACGGTACACGTTGATGATGCGCTTACACTCGTCCAAGTCCATATCGACACCGAAGGTCAATAGCTGGGCTTTGAACTTAGGCGCACCCATGCCGTACCCTGCGCCTAGGATTGTTGTCTTACCTACGAACCGTTCTTGCTCTGTAATTTCCTCGGCTGGCTTACCATAGATGCTAGCCGCCATGATTTTGTAGACATCTTCACCCTTGTCAAAAGCTTCGACCAAATCATCCTGCCCAGCCAGCCACGCAAGGGTGCGCGCTTCGATCTGTGAGCTATCACAGTCCACCAGCAAGTACCCGTCTGGTGCGCGCATCGCCTTCTTCAGCGGTGACTTGCGCGGTAGGTTCTGCATATTGATCTTGTCGTCGCCACCCCAGCGGCCAGTATGTGCAGCGTAGTAACGCAGGGGCACTGGTAGCGTGCCTCTCTCCGCTATCTGTAGGAACCTCTCGGTCCTGGTTTCTTCTAGCGTGGACTTAACGCCTAGCCTCGCAGCGACGATAGCCTGGACCTGCGGGTTCTCATGTTCGAGCAGTTCCTTGAATGCCTCGTCAGACTTAGCAAAGGCGTAGGTCTGCTTACCATTGGCGGGGCTGACCTTCATCGGCACTACTACCCCGTGGAACTCCAATAGTCCTGCCAATTGCGGGTTGCTCATAAGGCTGGCTTTATCGTAGTTCAGCTTGGCCATAAGCGCGTCTTTGGAACTCTTCACATTAGACAGGTGGTTTGTGAGGACTTCCTTATCCAACTCCAGCACCGGCTCCGTGAACATACGTAGCGTCAGGTCGATCAGGCGTAGCTCCAGCATGGGAAAGCCATCGGCCAGCAGCTTGAACAACTCATAGGTAAGCTCGGTGTCATTGATGCAGTACTCACCGTAGCGGGCAAGCTCATCAGCCGTGAAGTCCAGCCGCCCCTTGCCTAGAGCGTTCAGCACCTCAGTGCCCTTGGCACCCAGCTCGAAGTACTCCGCGAGGTTCTTGAGGCTTAGGCTGATCCCTTGGGCACCATACAGCGCCCGTGCCATCGACAGGGTGTCAGCAATACGCTTGGGACGAATGTCGAAGTGCCAGTTTAAGATAGCCATATCGAACATTGCGTTGTGCGCGACAGCAATAGAATTGGACCAGTCAAACTTAGCAAGCCACTTGCTGGTTTTCTTCTTCGTCCCACTGAACCACTCGGTCTCGCCGTCATCTACCTTTACGGATACGCCGATAACCTCAAACAACTCGTGGCGGATGTAGTCCTCTGTTGTGACCTTCGACAGCGAATAGTGGGGGTCGTAATAGGTTTCCATGTCGATGGTGATTAGCTGCATCAGTCGCTCTTTCTACTTGTATCTGTCTGCCAGTTTGGCTCGCTCCGCGATATTGGTTCTGTCGGGGGTTCTGGCTCGCTCGTCAAAGGTGTTTCTGTCTGGGAAGCTGGCTCGCTCCGCTTCTGTGTTTCTATCTCGATCATTGGCTCGCTCACCGAACCTGTTTCTGTCGGCTCTACTGGCTCGCTCAACTTAGGTGTTTCAGTCGGCCTTCATGGCTCGCTCGCTGATCCTGTTTCTTTCGCCTACAATGGCTCGCTCGGCTTATTTGGTCCTGTCAGCGCTCTTGGCTCGTTCTGTCTTCATGGTGCTGTCCATGCAAATGGCTCGCTCTGCGGGAGTGTTTCTGTCTTAGAGGGTGGCTCGCTCAATTTCGGTGTTTCAGTCGGCCTACATGGCTCGCTCTTGATCAATGTTTCTGTCCGCCATCATTGGCTCGCTCGCTAATGCTGTTTCTTTCGCCTACAATGGCTCGCTCTGCGGGAGTGTTTCTGTCCGTGCAAATGGCTCGCTCGAAGACTTTGTTTCTGTCGGCGTTCTTGGCTCGCTCCCGGGATGTGTTTCTATCTAATACCTTGGCTCGCTTGGCGCGCTTGTTTCTATCCCTCGGCTTGGCTCGCTCGGGGCACTTGTTTCTATCCGCTGGCTTGGCTCGCTCGCTGACTGTGTTTCTATCTAGCTACGTGGCTCGATCTTATGGGCGTGCCCCAAGATAGAGATAGCAAAGGGAAGCGGCGGAGCCTTGCCGTGGTGATCCCAATACATCTTCTCATGCAGGTGGCTGACGAATATTTTAACGGCGAACCGGGTCGCCCGTGCGTGGATGTGGGCCGGAGGCAGCTTACCTTGGGAGTAAGCCTTGTAGGCATCGGTGTCCTTGCCGATCTTGAACTTCTCCAGCTTGGCCTTCGCCTGCTCCGCAAACTCCCCGCGCTCATTGCGCTCGGTCTCCAGCAGCTTACGCTCCTTATAGAGACGCCCGTAGGTGGCGTCCTCGTGTCCGCTGACCTTGACGAAGCTCTCGCCAAGTTTCCAGCACAGCGTCTTGAGCTGGGCGTTCCATGGGCGCTTCTTACCCTTCTCCCACACCTTGGTCGGGTCAAGCCCAGCGAAGCTCCAGAAGGCACCAGCTGTCTCGGCCTTGGTAATATCCAAATGCGCAAGGAACCCTGCGGCGATCACCGGGCCAATACCCTTCTGCGAGCGCATCCACTTACCAACTTCGGAAGCACCTGAGAAAACATCCAATGCGGATTTAATCTGGTTCTCCAGTGTGCTGTTCATGTCCGCCATCCACTGGATGGTAGTGTGCGGCTCGCCACTCTTGGTCATAGCCCTCACCTGCCCATCGGACCGGATGCGGTTATCCTGCATGGAGTAGTAAGCATCAACGAGGAACCGGGCCTCATCCTTGCCCAACGTGGCGCTCGCCTGCTTCTCGTCCTTGGTTAGCTTGCGCACCGCTTCTTGGGCTACGCCTATGCTCATCTCTGTAACTTCGTTCATTTTGTTTGCTCCTTTAAGGACAGTTCCCGCACGATGGCGCGCACCATATCCCAGTTCTCGTCGTTGGCTACGATAGCCACACCACCAGCGCGGCGTATTGCTTCGAGCTCGTTAGCCTGGAGTGCGGTTGGCTTATTCTTCCCGGCCTTGCACTCGATACCTAGGAAGGCACCGCCCACACAGCACACGATGTCAGGGACACCACTACGGCCAAAGCCGCCGGTTGCGGGGAAGAAGTAGTACACCCCCTCCTCGCGTAGCACCTTAGTGATCTTGGCTTTGACCTTTGCTTCTGGCGTTTGCGCCATCGGTTTGCTCCTTCGGTGGGCGGCTATGCCACTCTGCTTCGGTGGGTGTTATCCCCGTGTCACTGTACAGTGTCAATTGTCTTTTTGTTTTTCTTTCATCTCGACGTAGGCATCCAGCACTTCACGCATAAAGGTGCGCGGGTTGTCGTGCTGCATGAAGAACTCCAGGGTCTTGACGGGAATGCGCATGGTGATGTGCGCCATAGCGTTGCTGGGCTTATTTAAAGTGGTGGTCATTTCATATGCTCCTAATCGCTTTCGCATTCCCAAATCTTCGTTGCAGTTTGTATGTCGGTCGGCCAGCCAGTGTCCTTCGTAAAGCTGCGCTCCTCAAACAAGACCATGTTCGTTGGCCTGATGAGCAACCTGTCGCCCCTCGTCTGCATGAACATGAACTCTTTGCTTTGATCGGGTGACCGGCTGAACCCGTCGCTATGCGGACAGGCCGTAAACAGGCAGGTGGCCTTATCCTCGGTGCCATCGTAGCGCGCGTCCAGCCCAGCCAGATACTCGTAACGGATGACTGAAAAGTCGGTGCCGTAGCAATCCCACACCTGTGCCTGCTTCAGTGTCCAGTCTGATTCTGGGATGGCGTTAAAGGCTAACGCGTGGGGTGGCAGCCCTCGATACACCGCGCCACACTCCAGCATGACATGACACCCCCATGCTTCATCTGGTGCGGATCGTATGGCGAACCACACGGCGGGTTCAAACCGCTGCTCGCCGCCTCGTATAAACGAGCTGTCAACGTGGACGTAGAGGTGATGCGGCAGGTTGCGGCTGCTCATGACTCTGCCTTTCCTTCGAACGCCAGCATCTCAGCTTGCGCGTCGATGCGTCGGGCGATCATGCTCAGCTCGAAGGGATCAATGGTTTCACCAGCCTCTAACTCTGCGGCTAAGAACCGGATCTGCTCTGCGATTTTAGCGAGGGCGTGGGGCACAGGTGAATATCCTTTGGTCAGCCATCGTCTCACCGACCAGCTTGAGGTCAGCTTGACCGGCCTTCCACCGGGCGACGTGGGCTTTCATTGGCTCGTTGGCCGGACACCGCCCAGTCTTTGCCCGCGTGCAGGAGTGCAAGATACTTGCTTGGACCTTAGAGCGACAGTGGTCGCACCACAGAGGTGACGGGGCTGGTTTCTTGCGACTGCTCATTTCCAAACCCTCTCTGCGTTGGGCAGTAGCGCCTTGCTCTGACATGGTGTGCGCAAGCACGACCGGATACCGGACGGGCTAATGGCTGTGTTACAGTGGCCGCACCAGATGGATGCAGTGTCAGACTTGGGCTGTGCGCTCACGGGAAATTACCCCCGACAGGATTGGGCAGACCTACTGGCGCTGCTGTGCCGACGACTGAGCCGACTGGCACGGCGTCACTGGTCCACGGAGACTCATTCATAGGCCCCTTGCAGTCGGCTAAGCGCACACCGTTGACCTTGCGCTTACGGACAGCGCACGGGAACGACCACATGTTGGAGAACCCGCCGCCCGGTGCTGGCGTAGTTACAAACGTCCGATCTACTGCGGGCAGCACCTTCCAGTCGGGTAGCTGTGGGTAGTTCTTCACATTGCTAAACAGGCTCCAGACAGTCTTGTCAGTGCCGTCCGGGCTATCGCACGATCCGTTCATCAGGCTCAGGTCAGCGATGCTCTCGCCCTTGAGCACTGGGCAGACGGAGAGGCCAGCCTGAAACTCTTGGCCGTTAACCTTGACGGTCTCGCCGGGGATGGCGACGGTTGGGCTGCTGGCACACAGTGCGTATGGCTTGTGGCAGATAGCCAGCGCAGGGCTGGCGATGGCCGGGGTCGAGGTCGAGGTCGAGGCAGCCATGATGGCTGCGAGTGCTAGGTATCTCATGCTTCTTCTCCTTTAGTTAACCCCATTGCTGGGCCATTGCGTCTGCAATTCCTTGGAATGTCGTGCTGCGTAGTTTCCAGCGGTCAGGGCTGGGAGCCATCTTGTGGACCCGTGCCTCGCGCCCTTCGACGATGTTAGTCGGCTCTAGGTTGGGCAGGTTCTTCAGCCAAAGGCACGTTGCTTTAGTTTCGCCGTGTCCGAACTGCCACGGCTGGACGATCTGATCTGGCTTGCGAATCTGACTGCTAATGATGCTGATGGGGTTTTCTAGGGCGATCTTATCAATCGGTGCGTCTAGCAGCCGCTGCACAAAAGCCAGCGCCGCTTGCTGGCGACCATCTGCCCGCTTCTCAGCAAAGTGCCTAGCGCCGCTCACGGCCAAGTGAGTGCATGGTGGGTGCGCTACCATCAAGTCCCAGCCATCACCGATAATGTCGAACACATCACCTTGGTAGTGCGGGCCGGGACGATCCGTTGGCAGCAGGTCGCAAGACCAAGCGTCGTGTGCCTTGGCACGGAACGCATCACGTACAGTCCCGCTATACTCACAGGCGACTAGCACCTTCACGCTGCTTCTTCCTTTAGTGCGTTGCGCAGGTGATGCTCGCGGTAGAGCGACATGCCTCGTCGAGCGCCGTAGGCAAGGCACGCCTTAGTCAGCGCCGGTTCTAAGACGCGCAGCGCCGCGCGAAGGTCGTCTACCCTATACAACAGCTCGATGGCCTCAAGGTCAGCGTCGAGGTCAATCATTGTCTGCCCTCCCCATCATGTCGTCGATCTGGTCTTCGAGCGCCTTGATCTCGGCACGCATGACGATGATAGTGGCTTGCTGCGTGTCGCAGCGTTCTTTGAGTTCTTCGTGCTGGCGGTCGGCCTCTTGCGTATCGTCCAGACGCTCGCCCAGGGCGATGCATAGTTCGCTTGATGGAAAGTGCTTGGCTTCGTCGATCAGGCGCGCGTCGTCCTGGCTGCGCCAGTGTGAGCGGTCGTGTGTCATTGGCTTATGCTCCTTCGGTTGACTCTTTAGTGTGTTGGCTTGCTCGGGTGCATGAAACCAGGGACTTCGATCTGTGCATCGTCCAGTGCCCGCATGATGTGCGCCAGCATTACTGCATGGGTGGAGAGTATCTCCATCATGCCTTTGGTCACCTCGGTTAAACTCTCGATGGTTTCTTCCTCAGGCATAGGTCAATCTTCCTGATCGCGGCGTATGTCGCGGAGGTAGTCGCCGTAGTCAGCCTCGGCACTGCTTAAGTCTTCGCCTAAGCACTCGTGCGCGTGGGCTAGCAGTTCTTTATCTTCTGCGTCGGAGGTGTCGATCTCTTCGTTGTTAAACCTGACAGAATCCAGATACACCTCATCGTCGGCAAAGCAGTAGCCCACTTCGATAGACAGGGTATCGCCATCACGCTCGAGGTCATAGTCGAAGTAGAATAGCTGCGGTCGTGAGTGGTTTGCCATTGGTTGGTTTCCTTATGCGTAGGCGGCTGTCGTGGCCTTGGCGTTGTCTACCTGCACCGGCTCAATTGCAGCGAACCCAGCAGCGTTGCCCTCGGTATCACATTGGATGGTTACCCACCGCGCGGTGCGCACATCGACAACACCGGACTTGGTTTCCTTGCCTACCAGTAGTGTGGGCCACGGGTCGCCGCCAAACTCATCTTCCTCGAAATCTACTTTGAGGATCGTCAGGCCAACCAACTGGCCGTAGTGCTTCTTCCAGAACTGGTTTTCGGTTTCTTTTGTCATGGTTTGCTCCTCGGTTGACGGCTGCGCCGCTGTGCTTGTGTCACGGGTGGTTTGGGGTTGTCAATCGGCTATTTCTTCGGTGATCCACGCCATCGCTGTGCAGATATCATCCCACTGCTCGTCGTAAGATGTGTCGCCCTCGGGTATGCAGTCCTCTCTGAACCCATGCAACGCATCCCAGATGGTCTCCAACCACGAATCCCTGTCTGCTCTGGTTAGCGGTGTTGTCTTAGCGAACATGGTCTGCGCTCCCTTCTTTGTATGCGGGTGCTGTGTCTAACACTACGCACAACCGCGCCTTGGCTTCTTCCATCCAGCAGTCGCGCCATCCTGAGCGGTACAGGTCTGCCATCACGGCCACCACATCTGCGTTAAGGCCGGGTATTCCCTGGATGCTCTCCATGTACTTGGCTTCCTGCGCCAACATCAGTTCGTTGCTTTTGTCATAATCAAGCATCACTTTTCCCCTCTCATCGCGATTGCGTGTTCGAAGTCTTCGTCGGCTTGCACTGCTTCCCAGCGGGTGATGAACGCTTGCAGCCACTGGACATGTGCTTTCATTATCTCGGCGGTGGACAGCACCTCTAGCAGCAGATCGTCCGCTGACACGTCAGACAGGCCGTAATCTTTGCAGTAGGCTGCTAGCAGGTCGCTCAGAGCCTCGGTGGTGGTGGTTTCAATGATATCTTCGATCATGGCTTGCTCCTTCTTAGGGCGGCTGTGCCGCTCTGGTTGCTTAGGACAGTTCCGTCCTCCATCACTCTTCCTCCTCGCCGCTGCGGTAGTAGATGCAGATGTCATCGTCGCGGTTGCTACCCTTGGCACGATACCGGCGGTTGTGAGAGTCGAGGTTGCTCAGTAACCGGGCGAACCGCATTGCGTCTGCACGATAGCGAAAGCAGGCCTGGATTTCCCAGTCGTCTCGGTGGGCGACGGGTTGCAGGGATACTGCAAATTCTAGGGGGGTGCCGTTGGGGCTGGTGTTCGCAGGGGCGTAAGGGTTGGGGTTGAACAGGGTGTTGATGGTCGCGTCTAGTAGGTTGGTCATGGTAGTGGCTCCTTCGTTGGGCTAATCTATCTCGTAGGTGTCGAAAGGTGCGCCGCAAGCTTGTTCCCAGCCACCGTAAGCTTCTTCTTGGTCTAGTTGGGCTATGCGCGGGCAGCGTCGGCAGCGTCGCGGGCAGCATTTAGTGTAAGGTCGGTCATGCTATCTCACCTTTCAGGATGTCGGCGCATTGCAGTATGCGGACTAGTTCCCGCGCCCAGTGGGCTGCATCGTCGCTCTTGCCGCACTGCTTGTATGCAATGGCCTTGGCCATGGCGCGGCTCGCTTCGCTTCTATCGATCATCTCGGTTCCTTTCACGGCCTGTCTCATCAGTGGCGGGCAGCCAGCCCTCGCCAGACGGGGATTGCTCCCCGTTTCGACTATAGGTCGTTGTCCTCTCTCCAGTTTGCGTCAGCACCCCAAATCGCCAGCAGGCATGACGCTGTCATAAGCGCGATAAAGAATTGTTCGGCGGTCATGGCCTTAGGCTCCGGGCGGCTGTTAGTGTTAAGCTGCGATGAATTCATGCGCGATCAGAAACGCGCACTCGTCGCCACGGTAAACAATGGTCGCAGGGTCGCGGAAAGCATCGGCGGCATCGTCAAATTCAGATGACCAAAAGACATTATAGATCAGGCAATCCGGCGCTGCATAGCCGACCCCCGCCGCCACGCGGCCAATCTCTGCCTGTATGTCTTGGCCCAAATCAACCTCGGCAAACAACATCCCGCTAACGGCGTCTATGGCGATGGTGTGGGTGGCTGCGTTCATGATGCTTGCTCCTTGGTTTCGATCTTAATGACCCATTCGCTATTCACGCGCGCTTTGGCATGGGCCTCGTCGTAAGTGTCATACAGGGTCGGCAGGATGTAATCCTCGTCCATCATCTTATCGTGGCCGTGTATCTGGTACTGCGCGTTCATGTCGTTTGCTCCTTGCAGGGCTGCTGGCGGCGTTTGTAGGAATCTATGGCGTCCATTGCGGCCTCTTCTGTCGCAAAGCCCGCGTGTTGGGTGCCTGTTTTCTCTTCCCACTCGAACGAACCATCGATGTCTTGCTCGATGCCGTAACCGCGATAAATGGTGTTCATGATGCTTGCTCCTTCTTGCTGTGTCACAGTCTAGCAGCGTGTCACAGCGTGTCAACAATTATTTTTGGGTGCTAGCTCCTGGTTTTCACCGCTTGAGCATGGCCTTCAGTTCTGCCTTGATGGCTCGGGCCTTGTCACCCTTCCAGCTGGATGCATTCGATAGGAAGTAGCGGACCACCATATCGCCGGGGTCGTAATAGTATTTGTCGGTTATGAGATTGAGCGACTGCATCGCTTCCAGATAGGGCACGGCGGCAAAGTTCGGCTTGATCCAGTCGCGGCGAATATCGCGGGTAATGGTGCTGATCGGACGGTGCATGGTAGCGTTTCCTTTTGTAACAATGTTAAAAGTCAAAAATGGGTTCTTACAATTGTTTTTTACAATAGGCAGCCCCGAAAAAGCACGGAAATCTGCGGGTCTCTATATATATTATATAGTTTTGTAATAATGTAGGAGAGAAATAGGGAAATATTATGAACCGGGATTTTTTAGTGCTGCTGAAAGTGCGCCGCGCTCCGCTTGCGAGGCTGCTCGAACCCTTTCGAAATCCCGGCATACTCTTTTTTCGCTCTTACAATATAACATTAGTCTAAGCATATGAAATCATTCAACAATACCTCTTACAATCGTTCTTACAATAGGCCTGTTTTTCTTACAGTGGGCGGTTTCGTTCATGATGGAGCATAGATTACATGAACAGAATTTTATTCTCGTTCATGATGGAGCATAGATTACATGAACAGAATGCGTTTTCGCTCATGCTTCCCACTCGCGGCCCCAGCCCCATTCCTTAAAGTTTTCGCGGTAATTGCGCGCCAGCCAGTGATAGCGCCACATTGCTTGCGTCTTGCGTAGACCGGTCCATTCCTGGGTTTCGGTGCTGTTGTGGTGCGTCACGAACGCGCGATAGGTTGGCAGATATGGCATTAGGAC